CACATGGGGTTGAATGCTCTGCAACCTGTTTCAAATCCATGCACCTGGTCTGGTGCAGGCCGGGTGGTCTTTTCGGGTGGCGCAAATTCAATGTTGACCTTTTTACGCACCATGGGAATGGTTTTAAACCGGCCCACTTGATCATTGATGCGTACAGTGTAGCCGTCGGCTTCAGCTTCTACCACGCCAATCTTGCGATCATCCTGCTTCAAGATCCAATACTTTTTATCCACTATGGGTTTGGCTTCGATCATCTAATACTCCTTTGTATGTTTGATTCAACCAGCGACTGATGGCATCTGCATAGTCACTGAGTTTGGTGAGTTCATATTTGCCACAGAATCTTAAAAATTGCGCACCTACCATGCCCACATCTCTATGACTAATCTGCTCACGTATGGCTTCATCTACCACAGCTTTGATCGCATCGGGCTGTGCAGTAAGATCAATCAACACACGATTGCGTTCATAATCTTCCAACACCTTGCGTTCTGTTTGCTCATGATCCATCCAACGTTGCAACATGAGATTGTTCCACGCATAGCCACGACGGTCACGATCTTCAAACGCTTCTGTCAGTCCCACTTGATTCTTTGTGCCTTTTACCCGCACACCAGGATAGGCTGAGAACACATTGTCACCAGGATCACCACGCATGCACTTCAAAAACAACACCCACTGTTGATAGTCCACGGGCGGCACAAAGTTGGCATCGGCTTTGCCAACCTTGATCTTGCTGTTGCTTTCAATAGAGAATGCCAAGTTTTTGCCTTTTGCGTCTGTGACACCAGCAGTACTGAACAAGTGATCGTTGATGCCATTGTAGAGTTTGACATTGGGTGCAATCAACTGCACAAAGTCAGAATCTGAGCTGACAACGACGTGTTCGTCTTGGGGGTGTAAAGCAATCCAACGTGCAATGATATCGTCTGCTTCTGCTGTGGCACAACGGATAACACTACAGTTGGTTCGTGTAGACAAGTATTTAGTCAGCTCATCATACGTTTCCCAGAACAGTTTGTCCTCTTCTGCCTCTGATTCACTCATTTGCCCACGTGCTACAGCACGATTGGCTTTGTAGGGTCGGTAATAATCTTTGCGCCAGCTTCGACCTTCCAGTGCGAATACCACATGATCAGCACCCAAATCACGTGCTACTTTGTTTACACTCATCAGTGTCAGGTGCAGGGCAAAGCCCAATTTGGTCCATGTGTCCGCGGCACGATGCGCTTGGTGCCGCGCACGGAAAAACATGTTAGAGGTATCAATCAGTAGGTAGCGCATGTGTGTTCACCAAGTTGTTTTGCTTGATGTATTGTAACACAACTTCGGCCCAATAGCTATGGGCACTGGGTCCAAAATGCCAACTCTGTGGGTTTACTGTTGAAAATCCAGTGTTTTTTAATACATTAGTATAGGTCATTTTGGCATGGTAGGGATTCATGTAACAACCGCTCCAATTAAAATGATTGGGCATGCCGTCAAAGTTGCTGTTGCCATTGAAGAACACATGCTGAATATTCTTGTTGTTGAGTTCTTGGTGAAACTGCCAAATTTCTCTGTGTGCTTGTTCAGCACAGCGTTCCCAATTTATACTGGAAACAAATTGTTTGTACCGATCTTGCAACGCCGCGGGCACATGATCAATGCCGGATGCATTGACTTGCCAATATTGCCCCTCATACGCCCATTCTTCTCGTTCCCACGTTGACCATTGTATGACCATGACAGTACGATCCAACCGGTTGTAGTTTTTTTGTATCCAGTTGCGTGTGGTACGCATGATTCTAGCATTGCTGGCAGCCGACTCTGCGTCACAGTAAAATTCCGCATTGATCAGTTTGGCCAAATGATGCCCCCAACTCACTGCAAGGTTGGCCGGATGAGGATGTCGACCTAGATGATATAATTCTCTGTCATCTTCGGCAAAGCAATGTGGGTTTACTGCTTCGGCAGCCGCAGTATGACTATCACCATTTACATACAGTATCATCGTGGACTAGGCCCACCTGTGTCATCTGCACCAGTTGGTTCCCATTCTTCCAGTTTCTTTTTTAGAGATTCAGCCTGTACCACACGCTGGCGCAGTTCACTGCTGCTGAACGAATGATCACGACCATTGAAGTGCAATTCAATATCACGTTTGTGACAAATCTCACGACCAGTAAATTCTCGACCTTCATACTCCACACCCAGTATACGCACATCAATGGGCAGGATCAGCAACAAGTCTTCTAGATCTTTTTCTGTATTGTATACCCAAACTTCATCCACATACTTGCAACCTATGAGTTGTAGTTGTCGTTCCACAATGCTCTGCACTGGCCTATTTTTGTTGGGACGATCCAAGGTGGGATCGTTTTGCAACGCACAGATCAGGTAGTCACATTCTTCCTTGGCCTCACGCAACATGGCAATGTGGCCAGCATGTAACAAATCAAAAGTTGAAGCAGTAAAGCCCACACGTCTTCCATCCATCATATCAATATCCTTAACTAATCTCAGTGCGCCCGTCGCCAATATCTCGGGTGTGTACATAACCATTTGCTGAGTTGCGCATGGCTTGATCTTGTTCCCATGTTTCCATCACCACGTGTCTGCACACATTCTGGAACCAACGGTCCACAATGTCCGAGTCTGCGTCTGCGGGTTTCATCATGTACCCGGCCTTGACCAGTCGGGCAATGAATATTTCATTCCAGTCCAGTTCAAATGCACCTTGATGCAAGTTGTTGGGATCAATGTCCATGGTCACAATGGCCACATAAGGTTCACCTTTTTCAGTGGCAAGTTCTTTGGCAGTTTTCTCCGGTGCCTTGGTCACACGAATAACTTTTTCCTTTTGCTCTTTTGCAGGAGGTTTTGTTTTAAATCGATCAAAGAATCCCATTATTTGCCCCATCCGTTGCCCCAAAGGTCAACGTGTAATCGTGGACTGTACCAGTAGCCACGCTTGAGTGCTTCGTCAGCAACATTGATTCTGTTGCCATCATACACTGACACCACACCGCCCACAGGCATCACAAACACAGGTCCACCAAATTCACGCAGTCTATATTCATCCACAGCACGATCCAGTTCATCAAAGTCCTCAACTTTTTCCACCACAAACTTGAGATAGGTCACGCCATATGTTTCGTAGTCCCAGACCACATCAGGCTTGATGGCGTCTTCCCACGACTCACCACTCACACTCAGTTTAGGGCTCACACTGAACGTAATTTCACCAAACCAATTGCGCAAGTAATCCTTAAACTCTCGAGTTAAGTCTTGAGTGCCATTGGTTTCAAATGTGATGTGTCGTAGGCCACGTTCGTGCAATACATCTAACAATTCTGGGTAAGCACGTTGCCAACCCAACAATGGCTCGCCACCTGTGATTACCAAATGCACAGGATTGCCATTGGGTTGTAGCCAGTTGCCATTAGGCAATAGTGCTGTCATCCGGTCCACAAGTTCTTCCACAGTGTATGTGGGACTCAAGTGCTTGAAGTCCGGATGCCATGACGCATAACTGTCACAACCTGTGTTCACTAGCGGCAGTTCTTCAAATGTTTTGTACAACTCCACTGTCTTGGCCACTTCGTCTGCTTCCTTACTCTTCTCTCCAGGCTTGCAGCCAAATCCTGAACAGGTAAAGTTGCAACCAAACATGCGTAAAAATACACTGGGTACACCAACATAGCGTCCTTCGCCTTGTGCTGAATAAAATAATTCTGATACTTTTAATTTCATAATCTTGTTACCTTTGTCATGCCCGACTTGCGGGGATCTTTATTTAGATTGACGCTTTCTTCATGCATTTTAACACGAGTTTCTGATTTTGTCACCCAACCTGGTAATACTGTGTCTAAATAGGCCAAATGTTCTGCAGGACTGGGATGCGGATCTGCTCCGGGCTTGGGCCAATTGTTCAAAAATACTGTTTTATCATAGCCTAGCAATACACTGTCCAACACATTGCTGTACAGTCGCATGGCATCTCTGTGCAAACTGACATTGTCATCTGCGGTAGGTCTTGCCATGAGTTCTACCATGCTGAGAAAACGCCAGGTCAGTCCTGGCCGATTTTCCAGCAGTGTTTTTACTGCTTTGATATAGGCTAAGTCTCTTATCAAATACCCTCGCTCATCATAGTGATCCTTTAGGTACTTAGGTTCGTATATAGGGCAGTTAAAAATATTGCCTAGAGTGTGCCATCGCCCCGAAACATAACGATCATCTCGGTTGAAATCAGTCCAACATACTATAACAGTATCTCCTGTGCCGAAATGTTGTTGTTGATCTGCTTCCATTACACTGTTGAAGATGTAGTGATTGCCACCCCCTGCCTGCCCCCAGTTCTCAAACTGATCAAACTCAGGTGCCAGGCAGTCAGCCCAAGTACTCCACCGGTAATTGGTAAAACTGCATCCAAATGTTAAAAGTCTTGACATCAGGTCACTGGTTGTTTTTTCTTCACTGAGAAACTGCCTTGTGCTTTGGCAGCACCTGCACCTCGACGGGTACCTTTAGAGTCTCCGCCGCTGACTAGATCTACTGTAGCTTTGCCAAAGTTTCTGCGTCTTGCAAAGTAAAACAATTCAAGGAAACGATTTAAACTCATGGTTTTATCTTCTGGAAAATCTAATCGATAAGTTGTGGCAATTTTTTCTAATGGACGATTGAAACTAAGGTAATCCCAAATATTGTAATCCACTGCCAAGTTCATGGGGTATTGATTTCTATCATTGTACTTGATATAATAGTTTCTTTGCAATTTCATCAAACTGGCCAAGAGGTCTGGGGGCAAGTTGTAACGCTGTAAAAACTTTTCCAACACATCATACAATTCATCCACACGATCTTCTTGGTGCATGTTCATACTTGTTCTGTGAATGATATTCCACCCATGTATTTCTACACCAATCTTGGGATGGTTGATACGACCAGTGTTCATCCAGTTTGAAAAGTATTGTCTGGTTTCGGCTTCTTCTTTGATCAACCAGGGATTGGTCATGGCATAAGCAAACAAGTCTTCGTAGTAATCATTGTAACTGATACCCAGGTACTTGTTGATAAAACGTGCCGCAATAGTAGCAAAGCCGTTGATGTGGAATGTGGTCTGGAACCACGAGAAGATCTGCGCATCCAGCATGATGGGCGTGGGCATGTCCTTGGTGCCTGTTATGACATCAATGCTTTCTTCAATGTGTTCCACACTGTAACTGCCGGCAAAGTAATCAGTAACAGGCTGGCTGGTGATTTTGAACAATTTTTTCTGCAACAGGTTCATTTCAGCATTTTCCAACAACTGTGCCTGGAACACTGTGATACCAGTATGTTGATTCAACTCGTACAGGGCATAGAAGTTCTTTTTCCATGTTTCCAATGTTTCGCCAGGCAAGCCCAGGATCAATTCTGTGTATGCAGGAATGTTGCGTTGATCACATAACTCAAACACTTCGTTTAGTTTGTTCATTTCCATGTTCTTGCGACGAATGTTTTCCAACACGTCGTGGTCCAGACTTTGTACGCTGAGTGTAAGCCCTTGATTGAAGCCACGTGCATCCAGCAGTTTCTTCACAATGTCAATGACTTCTTTCTTTTGATTCTTGGCCCAGGCCACTGAGAACGTTCTCGGCGACCCAAACTTTTCCTGCATTTCAATAATCTTGTCAGCAATCATGCCATCACGTTCGGGATACATACCAAAGTTGGCATCAGTGATTGAGATCCAATCAAAGTTACGACGAGCCATCCATTCCAGCTCAGCAAACACACGTTCTAGTTCAAACTTCTTGACCTTGTTATAGGTCAAGCTGCCCCAGTCACAAAATGTGCAAGCATAGGGACAACCGCGATTGGTTTCCAGGGTGCCTTGCCACGTAACGTCAGGATGCTCTGCAATCATGTTGTCAAAGATGCCTGACAAGTATGGGCTGGGCACTTGTTCCAAACTTTCAATACGTTCAGCATCTTGTGTTTTTACTGCTTCGCCGTTTCTGTTGATCAACAACCCAGGCACATTTTCCCAGTCTTTGTTTTCATAATGTTCTAGCACACGTTTGAATGTGATTTCACCTTCATAGCAGATCACAAGATCCATGAATGGTTCTTTGCGAAACAACTCAGGATCTGTAATAGCAGGCTCGGGCCCGCCAAATACAGTCAGCACCTTGGGGTTGATTTCTTTGATGCGCCGTGCCAGGGCATAGTTGTATCTGTGATTCCACACATACGTGCTGAAAGTCACAATTTCATTCATGGCCAAGCGTTGTGCCAGTGGTTCCAAAGCATCTCGGCGCCAGATCCAATCTGTAACTTGAAATTGATCACGGATATTGGGATCAGCTAGGCTGTAACTCCATACCACACCTGCTGAATACGGCAAGTAATAGGCGTTGAATTCTTTTGGCCCTTGTTGAAAGTTGGGCTGTACAAAGGCTATTTTATATGTCATTGAGTATTTAAGTCATTTATCAAAGTGCCGGTGAGGATTATCAAATTGTACCATTTGCTTATTGACGTCATTCTGGGCCAACTTTTCCCAGGGATCTTGTTCGCCAGTCCAGATTCGTTTAAAGAATTCAAGATCAAGTCCCTGCTCATGCATGTACGTGGCCAAGGTTGCACAGTCTCGATGACGCAGTTCCATTTGTTTTACACTGTGAAAATCATTGGGATCATGAGGACGTCCCTCCAATGCAGCACGTTCGCGGAAAGTGGCATCGTTGTTGTTGCCAGTGATGTCTGCACGATCATGCAATACCCAAACAGGTATACGTTCCATGATGTTTAACATGTAGGCCTGTTGGCTAAGCCAGCCGTCTTGTACACTGTGTGGTGAGATGTATCCCAACAGTTCATACCACTTGCGAGGCAATATGGGGAATATGCTGTAGGGATGATCTCTATGTGTATGCACAGCCAACAATTTGAATTCACCTTCATGCCGCATGATCTCTGTGTCCCAACTTTGGGTTTCCATCACAGCATCGTCATTCCAAACCATCAGCCAACGAGCATCAGTGTGTTCAGCCAGTTTGTTGTTGTATACATTGAGCCTGTGATAACCTTGGCGATCAAACTGCATGGCAGTGTAGTTGAGTTCCCGCTCGTCCATCCAAGGTTGCAGGTGCTGTTGAAAGTATTCAGTGCCAGCAGTGTCATCATTGTCAAATGCAAACATCAATTGCAATCGATCTGGATGATCAGCAGATTCAATCAAGGTATGTATACAGCGACCCAGGCTGTCAGTGCGGCCTCGTGTGGCCAATAATATAGCAATATCATACTCAGGCGTCATGCAAATAAATCCTCGTTCCATTCTCTATGGCCTTCTCTATAAGCCATGTTTGATTGTGTTTCACGTACTTCTACTCGATAGCACCACAGTCGATCTGCTTCGCCTTGCCCCCACATGTCAGGAATGTAAACACCATTGACATATTTGTACAACTGGTCAGCCAGTCCTTCACAGCCTAGCTTGGGCAATATGGTCAGCTTGGCTAGATTTCTGCGTTGCATCTCCTGGTAGAACTCCAGTTCAGGATCGTCTTCTGCTACCAGCAGGGTATGATCAAATTGACTTTCCAACACTGACTTGAGTTCTTTAAGCCCACCATAGTCGGCAGCCCAATTACGTGCATCCAAGTGGTCTGTACCAAAGTAGAATTTCATACTGAAACTATAGCCATGTATCAAATTGCAATGGCTGTCTGCTCGCCACTGACGATAGGCACATGGAAATGCATCGTGATATTCTTTTGTGCTGGTGTATTTGTATTGTCTTGCTGACATCCAACGGTGCCCTACTTGGTTTTGATCTTGTGACATGCTTTTTTCTCCTATGTTAATTTTAGCATAGGCAGCAGAATTTGTATAGCGGGGTGATGCTCAAAGACCGCTTAAAGAAATATTTATGTTGGCTGTTGGTAGCCGCTGGCTTTGTAGTTGGCCTGACCAAATATGACTCCACGCACACCACCAACAGGATCAGCACAGTCGCCATGCCGACGAGGAATCAAATGCACATGTGGGTACATCACCGTTTGCCCAGCAGCAGCACCCATGTTTATGCCCACATTGAATGCATCGCACTCACCATCCGCAACCATTCTACGACCTTCACGCATGGCAGTTTCAAAGCAGTCATAGATCACTGCATCTGTGTTGTATTGTGGCACAAACAACAAGTGTCCACAAGTTACAGGGAATCGATCTCGAAACACTGCCACATGAAAATCTGATAATCTTTCAACTTCCAAGTCCCAAGGTGCTACACCTGCGGCCTGCGCTTGATCCAATGTTTCGTACTTGATCATTTGCTGGGATCCTCAGCAAGGCCGCGCCACTGTGCAATGCTGTCTTCACTCCACTTTTGTCCGTCCCAGGTTGCATAGACAGGGAATGGCCAGTGTGGGATTTTGTCGTCGGTAATTTGATAACGCCCTTCGTGTACAGGATTAACATCTGATGGAAACCATTCAGTCAGTGGAGGTTCAAGTTTGTCAAGTTCTGCTGCAGGATCCCACGCTGGTCCGGGGATGATGTTGAAATTTTCATCCAACACCGAAAACTCTTCCCCGGTGTCCCGATTCACCAACTTCAATGGACCTTGAAAGTGATACTCGGTATCATCGTTGGTCCAGCCCAGTGCTTCCATGCCTTCGTACCAGTTTTCGTCCCAGGCTGCTTCGATTTGCTCACGTTCTTCTGCTGTGACGGAATCAGGGTATTGCCATTCACTCCAGCAACCATCATCCAGGCTGTCTAGTTCCCAGTCATAGTCGGCTAGTTCATAGCCATCAGGGTTGCGTAAGTCAATGTCGGGCCGCTCGTCGCTTTCGCAATAGAAAGTGCCCCAGCGGTAGCCTTCGATCTTTTTGATAGTGACACCATCTTTGTACCACAATTGTACTTCAACAGCGTTCTTTTTGTGTTCGGTTGACAGTTCCCATGTGGCCATGATTATTCCTTTCTACCGCCAAACAACTGCAACAAGTTCAAGAACAAGTTGATAAAGTCCATGTACAATGTTAGCGCACCACGCACTTCTGCACTGTCACTGGTCTCCACACTGAGTTCTTCGCGAATCTTTTGCGTGTCGTAGGCAGTGAGCCCTAGAAAGATTATGATGGCCAATGCTGAAATCACCATCTGCATCACAGTTGATCCAATGAAGATATTAACAATGCTGGCGATAATAATAGCAATCAATCCCACAAACATAAACCGGCCCACACTGTCAAGACTGCGTTTGGTAAAGTAGCCATAGCCACTCATTACCGCAAACAAGATGGCCGCACCCATGAACGCACTAACAATTGAGCCCATGGTAAACACAGCAAAGATCATGCTAAAGCTCAAGCCCATCAAGGCCGCAAACCCATGCAAGCACAACTGTGCTGTGGATTTTGTGGGGTTATTGGCCAACACATAACTCACACCAAATATGGCTGCCAAGGGTGCAAAAATCACAATCCATTTCAACACGCCGGTAAAAAAGAATTGCAACAGTTCTGGTGTGGTGCCAATCCAGTAGCTGATCAGCATGCTGACCAGCACAGCCAAGCTCATGTGCCCATACACACGACCCATGGCCGAATTAATTTCTTCTGCTGAACGATAATTTATAACATCGTTGTCATTGTAGTTTGCGCCAAACATAACGTCTCCTTAGGTATCAATTTCCATTGTGTTCCACTCTTTGACCACATCCAGCATTTCTGCTTCTGTGTTGCAAAGAACCTTGGCAGTCTTCCAATCGTTTTCATCGTCACGTCCGCCCACTTCAACCATGAAACCGTTGTCGTAACGGTTGATGGTGATTGATTCGTTTACCTTGCTGAGTTTGTTTAATTTTGCCATTTTGTTTCCTTTAAGTTAATTCTACCACTCTATATTTGGATGCAGGATACTGTTCTTGCAACCACTCTAATAACCCAGGTTCCCAGGGCAATTGAATTTCTCCTGTGCAGTTTGTGATGATCATCTTGGTGCAAACTCCTGTTGTAATTTGATATTGTCCATGAACTCTTTTTTGACGCTGTCGTGATCTTTGAACGCACCACGCAACACAGTGGTCTGTGTGAGACTGCTATGGGCCATGATGCCCCTATTAGTACAACACCCGTGTTCCGCCTGTATGTAAACACCAATATCCTTTGATGCTGTTGCTGCCATGATCTCATTGGCAATGTCTATACACAGTTCTTCCTGTAGCGTACCGCGACGGGCACACCACTGAGCAATTCGAGTATACTTACTCAGACCAATCAGTTTCTCTGCCGCAATAATGCCAATATAAGCAACCCCAGCAACGGGTTGGTGATGATGACTACACATACTACGAAGTTCACTGCGAACCACGAGCATGCCTTCGTAACGGTCTGCTGAATCATTTGGAAACGCTGTTGCGTCTGGTGGGGGTTCATATCTACCTGCCATTATTTCGTTGTAGTACATCTTGGCCAAGCGGCGTGCTGTGCCCTTGCTATTGGGATCTGTTTCGCGATCAATCAGCAATGCATCTAACACACCTTCGAATGCCACTGTGGCTTCGTCGATGAGTTTTTCTTTGATGGCTTCGCTCATGTAATCGCTGATATTGTCTCCGGCCCAGAAGCGCTGACCTCGAGCCTTCATTTGTTCTCTAAGTACCTGTGATAAATTCTTTTCTTGCATTGTTACTCCAGTGTGTGATTGTACACTATTTAGATTTTGTTGTCAATTATGTTTTGCCAAATCTCAATAGTTCGGTCCAAGCCGTCACTGAGTGTTATCTGTGGTCGCCAGCCCAGTGTGTTAGTAATTAGGTTGTGGTTGCTGTTGAGCCAATATATTTCACCATGTCGCATGGGTTTGGTATTCCAATTAATGGTACCCGACCAGTTCAATTTGCCTGCAATTTGGTCAGCGTAGTCCTGAATCTTAACAGGAGCATCTGGCCCTAGTGTGAAGATCTTGCCCTGACATCGATCAGGATTGTCAATCACTGCACACCATGCTGCCAGCAGGTCATCAATGAACAAAAAGTTACGATAAGGTTCGGCATAGCCAAGATTCACAACATCGCCACGTAGCATTTGGCTAATGATTTGTTCTGTCACAAAGAAGTCATTGTCCTTGCGGCCATAACTGTTGGTTTGCCTAACAGCAGTGAAAGGAAAGCCCTGACTGCGGTGCATGTACTCCAGGTACTTCTCCACAGCATACTTGGCCACAGCATATGGTGCATTGGGATTGGGTTGGGTGCGTTCATCAAATGCCACTGACTGCTTGGGCGAGCCATGATCTACTACTTCGTCACTAATAGGTTGCCAACCATACACTTCCATGGTGCTGGCAAACACAAAGTTTTTGAGCTTGTTACAGTTTTTAGCAGCCTCAATCAAGTTTACACTGCCAATATAGTTGACTTGACTGAAACTGATCTGTTCGTAAAAACTTTTTTCAACCTCAGTTCTAGCTGCCAAATGTACTATGACATCTGGATTGGCCTGCTGTACTTCTTGTTTGACAGCATCAAAGTCCAGCAAGTCTGAAGTCATTGGATGCACTGTGTGTGATTGTTCTAGTATGGGCACTAGGTGTGAGCCAATAAAACCACTGGCTCCGGTGACAAAAATTTTCATGAAGTTCCCTTGTTATCAACGAATTCTCTTATGTATTCAGCCATTCGTGGTCGAATACTTTTTGATAGTTCTACCAATCGTTCGTAGTTGGCTATTAATCGTGGTCTGAGTTGAGTTCGTAAACGTTGGCAGTCCTCTAACGAATACTGTTTATTAATATTGACTATTAATTCAAATACCTGTTGGTACCTCTCTGACTCATTTTTTATACCATCATATCGGTGGTTGTCTAGTATGTCATCGAATGTGTCAAATCCCAGTTGTCTAACTTGATCTACAGTGCCCTGCACCCCATACCAAATTGGCAGCTGATGTTGCATGATGACTTTCCATGTTTTTTCTGTCAGAAATACATTTTTCCAAATATGTGCATCCATGGTTTGCCCACTTGATTCTGCCACAATATTAAATGTACACGAATAGAATTTAGGGCAATCTACATCGTAAATTTTTTCATGGGTGGCAATTAACCCATCTACCAATATTGGCAAATTGTGATTGGGGAAAAATGATCGGTATTCATTTAACCCCACAGTGGTCATGGATCCAAAACTGATCAACACATTGTCAACACCAACATTGTTGATCAAGAATTCTCCCAGTTGAGCACGACTCATGCTGGGCCGGCGCATTAGACACAAAAACTTTTTGTCGGGCACAATAGTGTCAAAATCAAAATTGGTTGGATGCATCCAGTTGTTGTTTCCTACAATTAAAAAATCTGGCACACAACGAGCATGATACGGCAATGTATCTGTATCTACCACAGCATTAAACAGCACCATGAATCTACCAGGGTGTGTTTGTTGCATGATATCAGTTAGTGGCTTGAGGTCTTCAACATTGTGTCCTTCGGGTAAAAAACAAAGTACTATTTTATTTTGTGCAAATTCTTCTGCTGATATATCGCTGTCAACGCAGTCTTGAGCAATGCGTTGTTCGCAATATCCAGGGATGGATATATCATCTTTATTAAAATGGCAGGACCCATAGAACAAAGTGTTCTCAAGAAAACCATATCTATGGCGATGACGACTGATGCTGTTCATTCAACAATCTGTATTTGTCTGCAATCTGGATAAACAACCTCACGTGGTGGTTGACTTTGATATTGACTCAACAGTTCCATGCCACGTTGAGCTTCTTCTATGGTAGGGCGATAATGATAACCTACTCGAAATTCTTGTTGTTCAACCCATGGACTAATGGTCAAGTCCCGCCCATCATATCGCATGCGCAACAAGGCTTGATATGCTGACTCATCATCCAGCAGTATGGCACCACCACGTCCAATTGCCAGGGGTTTGTCATGTCCAAAACTCACGCACTGCATCTGCCCGGCTCGATACATATTGGCTTCTAGACGTCTTGCACTATCCCAAATGCGTGTTTCAACAAACGGATACTCTCCCACCCAACGTTGCCATTCATGATCTAAGTATTGATATTTGATGGCCAGCTTGCGCATGGTCATTGGAATGCTCAAATAGGTAAATGGAGTAAACGTACAGTTTTCTATTTGATCATATCGTAAACACAGTTCAATAGCGTGTGTGCAACAATCAGTCATGATCACATGTGGTGCACCTGTGAACTTGGCCAGTGCAGTTTCAAATTTTAGTATAGCGTCAAAACTCATTGGGTTAATATTTTTTTAATTAAATCTTGTTGGTAGTTTATACCAAATTCACCATTGAAAAATTTTTCAGCATTGGCAATTCTACGTGGTTCAGTATCTTTATATATGGATTCAAGATCTTGTGATAATAGATTGTTGATTACTTGGTGAATTTTTTGTATCCGCAATTGCCAATCAGGTTCGTTGTCGTAGTAATTGTGATCAACAATGTCGTCAAACGTATCAACACCGTACTCTTTGAGATGAGCCATTACATTTTTGTAACCCATGATCAAAAACAATTGTGCGCTGGCTATGGGCTTCCAGGTTTTTTCTGAAATTATCATTGATTCAGACATGTCAGTCTCAGTTATAAGATTGATATAACTGTCTGTATATGCAGGATCTCTAATATCAAAATTGATGTTTATTTTTAAGTTGCCAGTTTTTGGCAATTGATGTTTTATTGCATTCCATCGCTGTATTAATTCTACAGGCATGCTGTCTTTTGCAAGTTTTTCTTGGTGGTCTGCCATCTCAATATCTTGACTGTGCATACTAATCCTAAAGTTTTGTACTTCAGAATGCGATTGCAGTAACAAATAATTGTACACACGATGCCATCTTGGTACAGAATTTAGACAAGATAATTTATATTTTTTAATAATTGGTGCATATATTTTTTTTGAAACATTTACTCTAAGACGATGGTAGTGGTGCGGATAATGCAATATATTAGGACGTATCTGATGGTTAAGTATATTACAATGTAGTATAACAAAATTTATACCAATCTGTTCAAGCACATCATACAAGGGAAAATGAGTTAGTCTTTCATAACTGAAATCCGCAATTACCAATGAATATTTTTTCAACTCTGATAGTTGTTTTAAAATTCCCTCAGATGAATACCCTGCATCATCGGAAGGATATGGAAAAAAACTAAAATAAAAAATTGTTTTATCACCAATATTATAAACTCGACCTTGATCAATGCTGATGTCTGAATCAGCTAATTTGGCCATGTCATACAATAATCGATCAAGTTCGGTCATCTAGAATACCATGCCCAGGCATGCTGTATCATGTCATCCAAAGTGTAGTGGCGCCACTCTTTGCCAACCATGCCAAATTTGGCAGCACTTGCTGTGAGCACAGCAGGATCACCTGGTCTAGCATCACCCAGCACAATTTTTAATTTCTTTCCAGTTACACGTTCGGCTGCGGCAATGATTTCTCTGTTGCTGACGCCTGTGTTATTGCCTAGATTGTACACGCCAGGGGGAATATCAGCATCCAAGGCCATGACATGTGCTCGAGCAATGTCTTCCACATGCACATAGTCACGCACACATGTGCCATCTGGTGTGGCAAAGTCCACACCATTCAGCGTAAATTCATTATCATACTTAATGGCTTGTAACACTCTGGCAATGATGTGTGTTGCATCTTCGGGTTGACCGTGTCTGCCTTGACTGTCAGCACCGCAGGCATTGAAATAACGGAATGCCACATAGTCCAAGTTATAGGCTTTGTGATATGCTGCCATGATCCGTTCTACTATGAGCTTGCTGTCACCGTAAGGCGATATGGGCTCGCAAGGATCTACTTCGTGACAAGGAGTCATAATAGGCTCTCCATACACTGCGGCACTGCTACTAAAAATAACTCTGGTCTTGGGCATGCTTCTGCGCACTTGATCCAGCAATGTAAGTGTATTCACCACATTGTTTTCAAAATAACGTCCAGGATGTTTGATGCTGGGCCCAACCAGGCTGTTGGCAGCACAGTGAATAATAGCATCGGGGGCATGTATCAGTATCTTGACCAGGGAATCTTCGTGAGCAAAGTCCTTTTCAATGTAGTCGTGAAACACTGATTGCAAACGCTTGGGACATTTGGCTTTGTCGATGCCCACTACACGATGTCCAACATCGGCCAACATTAACGCAGTTTGACCGCCAATATATCCAGCAGCACCTGTGACTACTACAGTTTTTTTCATGTTTTAACCTTCGTCACATGGTATTTGGCTTCAGCCACATGATCACGGTATCTCGCACCCGCTCGATTCCAATGCTCACCCGCACCAGTGAGAATATCAACAATACGATCAACAGTGCCATTGTTCCAGTCAGATATGAGACCCATGTTGTGATGTGGTTCTCGCAGTAAATTTTGCATCTTGTGATATGCATCATCAATGCTCCACGGAATGTACAGTCTGTTGGGGTCGTTGGCAAAGGTTTCGGGGAATGACCGGTATGCTGGATATAGCACATTGCAGCCAACAGTGTCAGCCTCACTGACTGTATTGCTGACCCAATCTTGGAGAGCACAGTTGAACAAAACTCTAGTGTTGTTGAGATGCGCATAGTATTCGTTCTTGGTGATGTTGTCGTAGATTTTTAACTTGCCGGCTGCTTCCATGGCTCTGGCACGTGTCACATATTCTGGGTTGTTGCTACGTAATTCACCGCCTGAGTATATGCAGAACTCAACTCCCATTGGTCCTTGATCATGTACTATGTCAATCAAGTCCATGAAGAAACCTGGTTGCTTTTCTTGATCAAAACGTGCAGCAAACCCCACGCGGCGTGGACGATCTGCAAATGGTCGAACGTTTGCACTGCCACCAATGCGTTCCAGCACTTCTTCTTTGCCAAATGCCAAGCCTGAGATGTTGTAGATTGGAGCAGTCCAACCAGCAATGCGCATGTGTGCAACCATTTCTTCGTTGGTGGCCAGCACGCCTGTGACAAACTGATTGACCATGCGTTCATATGTGCTCATCCAGCCAGCCATGCCCCAAACATGCACAAAGTCATCAGGGTCAATGGCCTGTGCTAGGCAGCGTACATAAATGCGAGGACGTTGTTTTGCGGGAATTTGGTCCATGATGTAAGGTAACGACTCAATGCCAGGTTGAAACATGTCTTCAAAATAGATAACATCTTCATTTGTTACTTCACCTTGTTGCATTAGACGAACCAAGTTCATCATTTGGCTCATGCCAAAATAACTGCGTCCGTGTGCGTCCAGCACTTGCCCCACAACAATCTTCTGACTGTTATCTAGGGTCAAGCCTGGCACGTAGACTACATCTAGTCCTCGACGTTCAAACACACGCCGATTCCACTCTGTCAGTTGTAGTGTGTAACGGGCCTCGTAACTTTCAAGGCCCATGTAGTACAGTTTTCTCATGCGCGATGTCCTGCAAAGCGACGAGTATCCTCATCCCACATGTTCTTGGCATACTTGCCAGCATGCCACTTGCTGAACTGTTGCCAGGCATAGGTTTTGAAGTTGTATAGATCCGCTTCGTTGTAGCGGTATCCATAGTCCTGACAGAACTCTTGGAATACTTCCAAGTCTTCAAAGATCTCTGTGACTTTGGGGTTGGGTTTAAATGTAGGTCTTGCCATGTTGTTCTCCTTAGATGACAATGTTGAGGTTGGGTCGGGTTAATTCGTATTTGATCAGTGCGCCATTTTCGCCGTCTTCTGCAACTTCGATATGTACCACACGACCAGGATAGCGGGTGGCTATCTGTATATATAGGTCGTCTGCGATCATCTCGCAACTTTTGTGATCAAGGCTCAAAACGGAATTGTCACTGTTATACAGCGATTCGCACCAGCGTTTGAATTGGATGAATTCGAGGTCCCGGTCATTGTGGAACACATCAATCCACACCCGGAAATGAAACTGGTGACGATGAGGATAACCAAGAAATTGTACATCAGCAAGTGCAGGATCTGTCAAGGCAGCGGGGTATTTATGGATGCCTTCTTTTTGCCAAGTGATCCAGATTTGTCGCTGTGCTTTTTCCATCACACGATCCACTGTGGCTCTTTGTTCTTGGTTCATGATTTCAAACTTTCAAAGGTTACAATTTTGCCCAAGGCATCACCAAGATTTTCATCTGGATGCACAATGTGCAGTTCGCAGTGATGGTGGTCTTTGCGTTCGTCGTATCGGTTGATCTCTACCAGTACACCACCATTGGCACGATACACAGTAAAGTTCATTCTATGCCGACTGCTGCCAATACTTGCAGAGTCCTTCATCCCTATACCAATACCTCGCTCTGCACGGTCTATTGACACTATTGCATCATCGCGGTTTCTAAGATACTTGGCACGTCGCAATATCCAGTTGTCTAGCCATTTCATAATTTACTATCACCTTTGTAATCATCCCATGAAGTAAATGTCTCACGGCTCATCAGGCTGTGCAGACTGTGGCACCAGACGCCGGGATTGGTAGCGTCAAAGTCCTTGTCATCTATTTTTAACATTGTATTATAATTCCACAGTTTTGTATACGGTACACTTACTCGAATCTGCGGAATGAAGTTGCGGTAGTCGCACAGTGATCCATCATTGAACTCCTCCACTGCCCCAATTGGAATGTCCAGTGTGCAAAGGTAACCACGTGTCAAAAAGTATGTGATCATGCTTTCCCACTCACGCCATTCTTCTGGAGTCTTGGGATCAAAACTGTGATTGGCACCAAAGAAAATATGCTCTTCGCCATGCATGCGTGTAATGATTGAATCAATGGGTTGAATACCTACTACAAACAGCGTCTTCTTACCAAAGGCAGGAGTGCGTTCTACTTCCGTGCCTTTAAAGAATGCAACATCTTCGTGTCCTTCACGTTTCATGTCATGGTCTCCAAGTTGTCAAGTTTGCTAGAATCAAAATCTTCTTGTTCAGTTTGTTCAGGTTCATCATAGGTAAAATGAACACCAAACATAGTTCGTGCGTTCTTGGCTTTTTTACCTTTGAACCCACGTGTGCCCACAATTTCCATCCAGTAACTATCATAGTATTCAATAATGGCTTCGCTTTCTTCACGTGTGGGCGCAGCAAATATAGCCTCTACAATGTCTTCAAACCGGGCATAGTCGCCGGTGCTACGGCGCATCATAGCAGGGTGCTCTCCAGCGTCAAAGCGTCGGTTGGCTTCCTGTACAGCAGTCAAATGCATCCAGACATTGTGACCCATAAGCAATGCATAACTAAAACTGTCCCAGCTTGTCTTGCCCCATTTGCCATTTTTGTTAACATCTGGCAACACATCATACATGTCAGCGTCTTGGAAATTTTCTTCCGTAAGTACAACTCCGGGCTTGGGTACACCTGGGTTATAAATGCAGATGTCTTTCATTTTCAACATGTCACTAAGTGGTGAATCTTCCCAACGTGGATAGATGCCATCTGCTACCACACCATCTGACCATTTGCGTGTGTCCGTGGCATACTTTTTGTCATCTGCTGACGGTGCCATGCGATACGACCACTTTGAATCATGTTCAAACACATTCTCAAAGTACACCTGGCCGTTAGCTGTAGCGAGGAATGGACTGGCACAATCAAAGGAGATAGAGAATGCCGGGTTAACGTGTTTCCTAACAGCCCTTTGAATCACGGTGAGTAGCACAGCCCATTCCAACTTGCTTGTACCCAAAAAGTGCATCCAATCATGTATGCCTTCTTGTAACAGATTATCATATCGTAATGCAACCAGTCTACGTAAAATTAAATGTACATCACACATGTTTTGTCCACCCATGGCCCAACCATTGAAGTGGGTGTCAGGATACTGTGTAGTATCGCAATAATGTTTCATGGTATCGTACCATTCATCAGCATCAGTATGGCTGGCACCTTGTAACACATTTAATATCTTGGTTCCGCCATTCTTAACACCTTTACGATGTTTCATAAAATATTCGTTATTGAACTTTGTGGCTTCTACCAGTTCCTGCGGTGACTTAAAGTTGCCAATTTTACTATTAGCCACAGGATCGTGTATAACCCAGGTTGGAATATCTAGTGTCATAGCATAGTCGCTTACACCGTCTAACCATTTTAATACTGCTTCACGTTTGCCCTGTGCTTTGGGGCATCCTGAATTAGCATGCCAATCACCTTCCCACAGGCCTTTGGCAATTTGGAATCCACCAGAGTCACCTAACATCAATGTACCTGGCTCTCTATTGCGAACCATGTCTTCTGACCAATCTTGTTTGGTTAAATCCAAGTTGGCATGACCACCTGAATACAATGACCACTTGTATGGGAACAATGCTTTCTGACTGTTGAGCCAGTTCATTTGTTCCATGTCTGTGAGTCCCTGCGGAAACCTCGCAGGATCCACGTAGTGCTCGTTGCGTTGCTTGCCCACAAACGTGGCATAGAAACCTGATATGGCTGGAAGGAAAATGGCATATTGGCTTCGACCATCTGGACCAGTTTGTTTGGCTGTTAGATTATCCTGCAATTCGGCCCCACTTAATTTTTAACCATACACGTTCCATGACATAATGAACACCGGCCAACACAATGTGAATAATCACTGCATTGCCTAGACCTGTCCATAAGGCGGTGATCAGCATGGCAATGATTCTATAACTTATTGTTCTCGCAACAGTACGTGTGTGTGTTTCTGTCATCACTTGCTTTGTGCTGGTAAAATATAGTTGTAAACAGCCACGCCTGAATCCACTGTGATCTTGGCAGCACCATCATCGCTGATGCGAATAGTCTTGTCACCAGTCAAGGCCATGATGGACATGAACTGTACAGCCGGCCAAGACCAGGCACGTTTCAATTGTCCATTGACACCTGAGTGGAACACAAAGTTACCGGCGTGTGTTGAATGGTCGCCAAAGAAAAATTTCAAGTCGCCGTTTTCAGTTTTGGCCTGGAAGTTGGGCTCTTCAGCATTGGCTTGTGCTTGCATACGCAGTTTTTGGATAGCAGCCACAGTGGGCTCAAATTCAATGTGCCATGTGACACCTTTGAACTTGGGTGTTTTGAGTTTGTCGTTTACAATCTCTGCTGCCATAAAACGATATGTGTTGCGGAAGTCTCCCCCAGCATTTTCAAACTCAATGCCATCAGGAGCACCTGTGGCTTTCTTGGTCAGTTTGAGTTTGGCATTTTCTCGGTACTCTTGCAAGTTCAACAAGATTTTTAACTTGTTCAAGTTGGGCATGCCAAATGTGCCTGTAAAATCTGGGTGCGGGTTTTTGAATTCACCTTCTAATACCACTGACAAGTCTTCAGCCACGCCCACAATGGCTGTGCTTTTGTCGTCGCCGGTGATTTTGATCAAGTCAATGCAGCCAAGATCGTGTGTGTGTTCTACCAAGTCTTTAAGATAATCTCTCATGCTTACTCCTATGTTGTATGATTATATAGATTTTTTTACTGATTAGCAACTATTTTGGCCAGGCTCTGCCCGCCTCTGAGGGATTCAATTTCGCCAGGACGGCGTATTTCCATCCAAGCAACATCGCCTTGCCCGCGATTTACCGAAAGAGTTTCAAACCCGAGTTGATTGCAATGGGCCTGAATTTCTCGTCCAGGTGTGTAGCACATAAAACTGCGTTCAGCAAGTGCTACTCCATGTGCCCAGTCGCAATCATTGAATGTAAATATGGCCACGCCACCTGGCCGTAGTCGTGAAAACATACTGCCAAGATACTGACGTACCACCTTCATGGGTTTGTAGTTGAAATAGTTGTAGGCAAATATCAACCCAAACTGGTTCACAGGCAGTTGCCACAGTGCATCAGTGTGATCATAGTCATTGATTGTATATGGTCTTAATCGGCGTTGATATTCTGGAGTAAATGCCAGTATTGAAGGATCTAACAGTTCTTGATGTTGATCTACCAAATATAATGGATCCAGTGGTACCAATTCTTCAATGAAATTTTCACGTCCAGGGCGCATGATCAAACCAGGCAACCGCCAATCTGTGTACTGTAGCAGTCGACCTGTGAGTAACAGTCGACTATCAGGATCAATGCTGAGTCGACGATTCAAAATATATTCATTTGTTTCATAACACATTTCTTGTTCATACAAGCGTTGACTGGCTTGATATTGATCTAGTTCCATAGCAGAAATTTGTTGTTTGACTCGACTTTTTAAATCCTCCAAGGTTTGTTGTGCGTCTGTGAAACTATTTAAAATTGTTTGAATTTTATTTTCAAAGTCATTTGCAAAATTATCTATTTGAACAGCGTGATTAGCAACCACATGACCAATTTCTTGAAACCGTCTAATAGCCGTGTGATAGTCGGGAGCAAGTTCATTGCTGTCCAACAAGTTCAAATAGCCAACAAGTTCACTCAGTTTCATTCGAAAGAAAATAATGATGTAAATGTGTTCTCAGTGTTGGTGGCCGCAGCCAAGTCCCAGTCCAACACACCCAGCAAGTTGTCAATCTTTTGATCCACCACAGTGGCTTCCATTTCTGTGTCATCAAAAGGCAAGTCCCTGAACCACTGCGGCAAGTGCATCTCGTCTGTGGGATAGCCAATTGATGTCCAGCCCAGTGCGTTGCTTCTCAGCTTGCACACAATGGTTTTCATACCATCAACCACCTGCATGCTGTAGTTGTCTGAGTTCATTCTTCGCAAATTGTTCCAGTTCATGGCCGCACGTACATGCCCGGGCATGTTGGCTTTGCCCAGGCGTTCTTCTTCCTTGCCGTACTTGGTCAAGTTATTCACACGCTTTGGACTGCCTTTTTCCCAGCCTGGTCGCTCTTTGAATTCGTACTTGAACTCACGCACACGTTCAATAATTTCATCACGTTCAGCACCGGCCAGCACTCGATTTAGAATTTCCAGCAAAAAGTCTTGAATAACTTTGGGTGTATCTGAACGTTTCAAATCCAAGCCAGTGGCCTTGGTCTTGCCAATTGCACCGTTGACATCCAAGCGTTTGTTTTCAATGTCAATGGCGTTGACAGCATAGCGTTTCTTTGTGATGAACAAACCACGGTCTGCCACTGTTTCACGACCGGCTTTGATCAAATCTCCCATGTCTCTGGGGCAGTGGAAAGCACGTTCCATGAATGCCGGAAATGAGTCGTTGACCTGATCAGCAATTGAATCGTACAGTTGAATACAGATTTCCTTTGACCAAGCCATGCGACCTTCTGCAACTTCTTGTTTGAGCACCGGCCATGCTGAGAAGTAACATGAATCTGTGTCACCATAGATAACTGCTTTGCCCACATGGTCGTACTCGCCGGTGATACACTCATTCAAGTGTGCGTCCATGTGCCGGGCAATGCTTCTGCCAGTAAGGGTCGTGCTTTGGCCAATACGTTTGTCAAAAAATCTGCAGCCAGGATTGAGAATAGCACCGTACAAACTGTTCAAGTTAATCTTCTTGACCAATTGACGTTTGTCCCAGAAAGCAATCTCTTTGGCATCCTTGGCGTCTTTCTTTTTGGCCTGCATGTCTTTGCGTTCAGCATACCAGCGTTCCAACAAGCCAGGAATAACGCCTTTCTTTTCGTATGTGAATATGGTGCCATTGGCACTCAAAATCCACGGCTGGTTTGAGTCAAACAACATGTACCAAATTTCAGCACCTGAGTGTACAGTCTCTTCTCCTGACTGCCAGTCTATAGTGATCTCTGTGCCACGTTGCTGTTCCATCACTGCTGTGTATTCTAGACTGGCAAACACACCTTCCCATGCAGCCGCAAATGAATCACCCCGGGCCATTTTGTCTCGGATGTACCGGTCTGTCATTATG